GTTGCGTGAAGAAGCTATCGCTACGAATAAATCGTGGGCTGACCGACTATCTATTAATACTTCTACTGCTATCACCGCCGTTAAGCCTAGCGGTACTGTTAGTCAGCTGGTGGATTCTGCTAGTGGGATACACCCTAGATATGCACAGCAGTACATTAGACGAGTACGAGCAGATGCAAGAGACCCACTGTGTGCAGTCCTTGAGGCCGCAGGAATCCCCGTAGAAGACGATGTAATGTCACCCAGTACCAAGGTATTCAGCTTCCCTATACAGTCGCCTAAAGGGGCTGTGGTGGCCTCTGAGATGGGTGCTATGGAGCAGTTAGAACTATGGGAAATATACCAAGACTTTTGGTGTGAACACAAACCATCTATGACGTGTTACTATCGTGATAATGAATTCTTAGAAGTAGGACAATGGCTGTACAACAAGTTCGATAAGATTAGTGGTGTATCGTTCTTACCGTACAGTGAACACACCTACCAACAGGCGCCTTATGAGCCTATTGATATAGAGACTTATGAGAAGCTAAAGGCAGAGTTCCCGGAAAACATTGATTGGAATATCTCTGAGAACTCTGACATGACTGAAGGGTCACAGACGTTAGCCTGTACTGGTAACAACTGCGAGATCTAATCCAACTCTACTGACATGTAGTCTTGGTAATCCTGAAGTCCTTTACGCTGCAGTGTTTCGTTAAACTTACGAGCCTGCAGCGTTTTTACCCAGTTAGGACCAAACCTTTTAGTACCTTCCTGTATAAACTCTCGCATCAATGCCTTATTAGTAGAAGGATTGACAGCCCTTGAAGAGTGATACTCAAGCATTCGTTTCTGTAACGAAGCTCTTGCTGATTTAAATCTTTCTCCTGCAACAAGACCACCTAGTATCCCATCTTGATAGGGTCTAGATAACTCACGCAGTAACGACAGCTCAGCAGAGTTTAACGTAACACCTAAAAACTCTTTGTTAATTACAGGTATGTTAGCTTCTGTTCTGTAAATATACTTCTGCACTTCTGTTTGGTTAGTAGGAACAAAGTTCATCTTGGTTATAATTTCAAACGCATTCTGTCCTTGGTCTACTCCTTCTAGCTGCATTGTATCAACAGGAAGCATTTCCCTAACTCCAGGAATTCTCTGCATTATGCGCTCATACGGCTCTCGTGCTATACGTTCTTCGTCATCAATAATACGCGCTAAGTCTGACACACCAGTAGGAATAAATCCTTTAACTAAGTCTGCTCCGTAATCTTGTAGACCTTTACCCTTATCATACTTAAAGTAATCTAAGAACTTAACCATACCTTCTAGTATTGTTTTGTTTAAGGTAGCGTTAAGTAATGCAGTTGCTGTTTCGTCAATAGCTGTATTGATTGCACTGTAGTCAGGATCGTCAGTATCTCTTTCTTTCATGACAGCTTCCCATAGATCTACGTATAGGCTAAGAACAGTACCTACAGGCTCAATACGTTCAAACGGTACGTATACATCACCTACTAGAATAGATCTCTCAGGAATACCTGCTTGTTGCCACCTTCGTCGTTCTTGTGCATCAATAGGAGAACCAACAATAAATGGTAATCCTTCTGCATTTGATTCAGCAAACAACGTACCAATACCAAATAAAACGGGAGTACCTAATGCTACGCGGACAAGATAGTCATCCATGTCTTCTTTAGCCAACTCAACCTTTCCTTCCTTAATCTTTTTCTTAAGTACTTTAGGTCGCATAAAAGGTATCAACGCAAGAGGAGTATATGACACCCCTTCCATTACAATGTTGTATGGAGTCTTTGCAAAAGGAAACTGAAGGTTAAGAGCTAGTGCCTTTAGGTTATTACCCAGAGAATACTCAGGACCAATCTTAGCCTTCTCCCTGTTGATCATGTTGATCATACCGGGAATGTTAAAGGTGCCGGGCTTATCACCTAGCCTGCGTTGGAACGTCATGTTCAAAGCAAACTCACGTATATCTTCGTAGGGTATATCCTCATCAGAGAATAAGTCTTGGAAGAATGCGTTGTTCTTTTTTTCTAGTGCTTGGTTAGCAGCACGTACCGCTCTAAACTTAGCCGCTTTAGTTTGTGTTTCTGCTAACTCAAGTTCACCTTGGTACTTAGCGTTGTGTACGTCCATGACCTCGTTAAAGTATTGGTTATGCAGTTCATCTACTGACACACCTTTAGCAGCCGCATCTTTTAACGCTTGCTTTCTAGCTAATTCAGAAATCTTAAGCATTCTAAAAAATACTTTAGATGATTCATCAATAGCAACAGCGGCTCTTTGAGGTATAGTTAACCACCGTAGACTTTCAGGAACTTTCTGATTAGCCATGTATTCAATGTCAGTAATAAACCTGACCACTTCTTCGTCACTAAGATTAATTGAATTAACAAACACATCAATATCTGCTTCAGTAATGCTGTCGTCTGTTGCAGCCCACGAACGAACGTAAGCTTCTTTAGCACGTTTACGTAGTTCTGGTTCAGAGATACCTTGAGTCCGTGCCACATACTGTATGTCTTGACCTATGTCAGATGCAATACCTGTCTTCATAGCAGAGGCAAAATACCTACCCATGTTGGCAAACATCTGAGAATCTCTACCAGCTAGTGCAGCAAAAGCAGCGTAAGTATTGACCACCCCGTTTCGTATCATAGAGTTAGGAACGTACAAGATACCTTGCGCCATAGCAGAAGCTATGTTAGCCATAAGCATACCTGTCGATCCTAATAAAGAGTTGTTGTATGCAGAAGCTATAACAGATAACGTATTAAAATTCTTAGTGCCTCCATCATTTAAAAGGCTCCTAACAAGTTCAGGACGTAAAGACTCAAATTCTTCAGGCATAGAGTCAACAGCAGCAAGAACTCTGTTAATGCTTTCTTCACACTCTTTTGATATAACTTTTCTAGCCACACTTAACTCCAAACAGGTTGGTGATTAGTTGATTGCGATTAACACGACGTGTATTCTCTGCTACAAAACGCTTAGTCTTTTTAGCTTGCAGCATAATATGAGAAGCAGCACGACCGTTAGTGCGTTGTAACTCTGCAATGTAATTATTAAAGTACAGATCTTCTACTAACTTAACCATCTCAGCGCTGTCAGCCTGACCGTCTTTCTTCAGCTTACGCATCTGCCGCAAAGTCTGGTCTACTCTGTTGTTAGCCTCAATGAATAGTGGGCGCAGCGCTTCCATTTCTTCTGGTGAAAAGATTCTGTTTTGGGGTTGATCCATAATAAAGTCTACGAGTGTATCATAGTCTCTACCGATTGGACCTGCTTTTAATCTAGCAGCTGCTTGCTCTACGTTATCATACGTAAACTTACGCTCAGAAATAGTAGGAAGGTTCTGAATAGCCCAGTCAACATCCTCGTCCTTGAGTCCCATCTGCTTGGCTTGTTGACGTTGCTTCTGTTCTGTTGATGCAGCAAGCAATGCAGCACGACGACCTATTTCTTCTTGGGTCATCTCTTCTTGTCTGCCTATGTCTCTACCTACAGGCATATCTGCTCTATCTCTAGCAGTAGACGGTGGCATTTCACCAGCCCGACGCGCTGCTGCTTCATCAACACCTGCTGATACTTCTTGTGCATACTGTACTGCAGGGCGTACACCAGCAGACGACGCACTAGGTGGAGCATCTAATCCTAACCGTGGAGCAGCATCGTCAGAGTTAAGGATATAATTTAACTTGTTCGCTGCATCAGTAACAGGATCACCAGTCTCTTTAGGTGGTGGTAGCTTTACGCTAATTTCTGCATCAGTAGGATTGTTTAACTCTAATCTGTTTTTCTTGTTAACAATCTGCAAAGGATTATCGTATCCTACGCCTGATATAGTAACAACGTATCCGCCGTTAGGTGAGTAATCTAGACCAGTAAGAGTATCTATTTCTTCTTGTAGTTCTTCTGCTCTTCGTTCTGCACGAGCTTGCCTAGCCTTTGCACCAGCCTCTCCGGGTTGTAGTTCTTCTTTGCGGCGAGACAACCTATCTAGCTGGTTCTCTAGTGAGACAACTTTTTCTTTAATGACAGCGGCTTTCTCGTTAGCTTGGTTAAGTTCGTTCTGTCTAGCAATACGTAGTTTCTCTATCTGATTTTCGATAGGCTTACGCTTCTTACGTCCTACTTGTTGTGCTTTTTGCTCAAGGTCTGCAATCTGTTGATCTATGTTTTGTACTTTAAGCGTAGCAGGAGTAGAACGAGTAACTTGAGGTGTAGGCTCTACAGCGGCAGTAGTGACAGGAGTCTCTACAGGTCTGTTCATACGAGGCTTGTAGTCTTGACCCGACAGAGCTTTGGGCTGTAAAGATACAGGCTGTGGTGCTAGTTCTGGTTTTACTTCAGGTGCACGTAGCGGTGGAGTAACAACAGCCCCTGCAGTACCAGCCGCACCGCCCAAGACAGTACCTATACCAGCACCATAAAGAGTGTTCATTAAACGGCTGTCACCGAACTCTTCGTATACAGGAATAAGAGCACCCTGAGCCGCACCTTCTGCACCACCGCCAGCAGTAATACCTAAAGCAGTAGCTATTCTAGGAGCGTTAGGTAGAGCTTTAGTAGCACCTGCTACAGCTAACTTACCGCCTACACCACCAACAGCTAAGCCGACAGGATCAGCAACAGAACCTGTTAACATACCTGAAAAGTAATCTTCAGGCGCTCTAGCTAGTTCTACTCTGGTGTCAAATTCTTCTTCGAGGGACTTCTTAGGTGCTAAGCCTAAACCACGAAGAGAATCCATTAAGCCATCTGTAAAGCCAGCTATAGATGCTGCGTTTATACGTTGAATACCCATACCACCAGCAGCAAACGGAGCCATCTCTGCTGCCTGTGCAGAAGTAAGACCACTAAACCCAGCCTCTTCAGGACCAAGCTCTTTAGCCCTACGCTGGACAGCCGCGTTCATTAGAGTAGCGCGAACTTGCTCTGGTATTTCATTAGTAGGGGTATCCCCAAAGATCACTAACAGATCATCTACGGGTATTTGATCAATAGGCGTGTTGCCGTATTTCTCTAATAGTTTTTCTACTGTAGGTGTCTGCTTAGTGTCGTCTTCTTTAACGACCAGCTGTACCATTATTAACCACCCATCAATTGATTAAGAGTAGGAACTGTACTTGTAGGCTGAGTAGGTGAAACATTTCTTTCAGGAACTTCTCGAGGAGACCATACATAATTAAAGTCTTGACCTATTGCAGAAATAGCAGTATCATTTAATAGGTTGTCAATTCTTTCAGGAACATTACCATCTTCATCTAAGTAAATCTCTAGCTTGGTTGGCTTTGCAGTAGGAGCAGGTTGACCCATAGCAGCCATCATAGGATCCTGCCTACCTTGATAAGTAACTAACAAAGTACGCTTACGCTCTGCTTTAGACTCTTTAGCTTTAGACAGCTGACTAGCTTCTGCTCTAGCTACCTCTGCCGCTGCTTTACTACCAAATGCCTGTACTGCAAGATTAATAGCTTCCTGCCTGTTACCGTCAGTTATGGTGTTCTTGTTCAACCACTTAGCCCACTCTCTTGCTTCTTCTACATCGGCATCTTCATCAAGACGAGTTAGTATCTGCGCCTGAGTAAGACCACGATACTCTTCTTTTTTATCGTCCGGTACGTACTTATCAAAGAAGGCTTCAAACTGTTGTTCAGTAGCTCCCGTTGCCCTACGACTACGAATAGCCTGTAGTTGGTTTTCTACTGCAGTAACATCACGACCAGCAGCTGATGCCAGACTACGTATACGACCTTCAAGACTAGCAATCTTTTCAGGATTAGTTTCAGTTATGTATTGCTGATACAATTTATTTAACTCAGCAGCAGCTTGTTCTTTTTTACCAGCAGCTATACTTTCTTGAGCAGCGTCCATTTGAGTTTGAGCAGCGGTAATCTGAGCAGGAGTCTTAGCTGTTTGCATAGAGTACTGTGCGCGTTGCATAGGCGTCATAGAGCGCAATGCTTCCATCTGCTGTTGTTGTGCTTGCTGCTGTCTAAGCTGACCCGGAAGCTGTGCTGCTTGTTGTGCGGCAGTAAACATCCCTTGCCCATAAGTAGGCTGTAAAAGTCCTTGCAGGAACGCTTGTGAAAACTTAGCCATGTTTAGCCTCCAAGAATTTTCTGAATTATAGCTGCTTCAGTTGATGTTGTACTAGGAGTTAACGCACCTTGTAAAAGACCAGTACCTGTTTGTCCTAGTAAGTTAGCTCGTGCCTGTTCTGCAACCAACTGAGCTTCAAGACCAGACATAGTCGCTTCACCAAACAAACCAGCACCTTGAAGCTGCGCTTGTTGTTGCAATGCTGCTAACTGCTGTGCAGGCTGAGTAGCCGCCATAAGTTGTTGCTGTGGTAAGTAACCTGCACCAAGGAACTGTTGTCCTAATGCTGCTTGTTGCATCTGTTCTGCTTGAGCTTGTTGCATAGCCGCTAACATAGCCCTGTTACGTGCTTCGTTTATTGCAGTTTCTTGAGCTAACAACTCAGGAGTAGCACCACCATACGCCGCAGAACTTAAACCAAGACGTCCTTGTGCAGCCATACGCTCTTCTGTAGCAAGACGTTGACGCTCCTCTTCAGGACGTTGTGTTCTACGCATACGCTCAAAGATAGCTTGTTCACGATCTAGTGTAGGTTGTACCGCTTGACCGAAGAAACCACCAGCACCTCCTAGTAGTTGATTCTGCAAAGCAATTTCTTGTGGAGACAAGCCCATAGTAGTTTCAATACCACCTTCAGGCGTTACCTGAGTACCCATGCCGGCACCAGTAGCAGTAGTCACAGTAAACGGTCTAAACTGTGTCTGTTGCATTTGCTGTGCAGCAAGAGCTTCTGCGCCTGTTCTAGCCTCTCGTCCTATATCACTAAGACGACCGTATGCTTCCCCTGTTAATAGTCCACCAACTACACCCGGAAGCAAAACGTCAGGTTGAGAAAGAAAAGACCCTAAGCCACTTAACATTTCTGTAAAAGCGTTACCAGAACTTTCCTCTGTTGTTGGTGGTTGTACTGTTGGAAAAGGTCCCATGTTTTACTCCCGTTAAAGTAGCTTTCCTATCAAAGCCATTACGTTAATCTCCTGTAGTGACAAAGCAAAACCGTCTATCTCTGACTCTAGTCCTACCTGCACACTTGTTCCATATCCTGTTGTATTAAGTGACCTTGCATTGGTCAACTGTCCTGCTGTAAACTCTACGGTGGTGTACTCACTTTCACCATAAAACCCAGTAATTTGGTTACCTACTGTAAATTCTGCAGTAGCGTACGTTGTTTCAAAGTCGTAAGCCCACTTAAGAAATACTGTTGCGTTGTTTGCACCAACCAATGTCGGCTTCAACTTCTTTAAAATCTTGATTCTAGAGCTATCACCAAATGTTAAGCTTGGGCTATAGTACTTAAATCTGTAGCCTTCTCCGTTGTCACTGTAGCCGGTGTACGTGCTAATACCGTTGTTAGTACCAATGTATAACGTGCCGTTGTCTAAGCGTGTAAATGACGTAAACTTAGTAGACGGCCAACGAGTAACACGATATGCTCCATTTTCTAAAGTACTTCGCACATCAAAACAATACGTTACGTCTTGTCCTGTAAAGGTTAGCAGGTAGAAGCCTTCCTCAGGACTGTACACAGACCTAAAGAACTCAGTCTCGTTCTGCAACGCAGCAATAATGTCCTTGGTAATGTTACCGGACAGACTGCTAATAGGCATTGATTTTTCTTGTATTGTTCTACCAAAGCTCTTAAGTCCGGTGTGAGACAAGAACAATACATCCGTACCTGTGTACTGCACAGTGTCTCTATCAACACAACCAACACCCGCTACAGTATCTGCCAATGCCATTGTTGCTGGTGCTTCTGCTCCTTGATACGCAACAATGCTGTGCTTACCAAAGATAATCAACAGTCCGTTGTGTGCCGCTAACGCTACAATCTCATCATAGCCATCAGGCCACACCTTAGATATGTCTATTTTACCGCTAGTGCCTCCGGACCAGTCATGGCCGATCAAAAGGTCAGACCAGTAAACAGTAGACTTGTCTCCAGTAACGTCTGCTGTCCAGAGCCTTCCATAAGCCGCTAGGACTTCGTTACCGTACATAGCACTAGTAACACCAGCTGCACCAGAAACGCTGCTGAGCGTGATTACAGAGCCTCCTGCGTTGTCGTACACAAGAGGTTGGAACCCACGTTGAAAGAAGTAGATCTTGTCGTTAAAGTCTACAAGCTTCCAGTTGTCTGCAGTGATGCTGTATCCACCGGGAGTCTCATCAACTAGTGTAGTTGTACCACTAATGATCTTATTGTTACCTACAGAAAATATCTTAGTGTTTCCTGCGTTGTCCTTAAACTCTTTAATAGATCGTAACGAGTCAGTACCAAGGACAGTCTTGTTTGTTGTTACGACAGTGTGGCCCTTACGTGCAGCAATACGACCACGTTTGTCAATCACAGCGTTGTCTGCAATTTCTGCAAACGACGGGTCTTGAGCCAACGGCGAATCTTCGGTGTTAACACCTTTAAACGCCGGAGCTACAAGATTGATACTTTGCAGTTGTTGAGCCATATTAAATAGTCCTAAATACCATCTCTTCAGGGTGCTTTGCTGCGTCTATAGCAATAGCGTCAGACAAAAACTTATCAGCAATTTGGAAGTACTCAGCAACAGAAGTACCACCAGTTTCACCGCGTTCTCGTGCAAGCAACGCTACAGCAAGATGTACAACAGGCATTGCAGGAACTAGCAATGTATCTGTGTTACTGCTCAAATCAGCTTGTCTTTTTACAACATCAAACCGAAGATTGTATACACCGTCAGGAGTTGGTCCTACTAGTACCTGCGTATCACCACTAGCATCAAGACCGTTGTAGGTGTAATACCGTGGTTCACCTTCTGCTGCACTGCTAATATATAACTGTTCGTTAAACCAGTCTTTTGTTTGGTAGTCCATGAACAAGTTACTCGTGTCGTTAAGAACACACATAACCTTTACGTTGTCACTACCGCCCGTCAGCGAATAAGTGTTGTCTGATGCAGTAGTAGAAACAATAATAGTAGAACGCAAAGCTGACCAATCAGTTGCTTCTTCTACCATTTTCTTTGCATCATTAATAAAATCACCTACCATCTTAACGTAGGTAGTACCAGTAACCGATGTTGTTTCTTCTTCTCGTAATCGGCGTAGTACATTATTCATTAAGTTAAGGTACGTCATACCAGCATTCCTCGTCTGCGGGTTCGCATTAATAATTTTTGTGCTTCTTCGTTATAGTCTATTGCTGGCGTTTTAATAGCAAGCTCTGGTGCTTCTCTGGGACGGTACGTTATACCCTTTGTAAACTCTTTGTAAGGTGCTCGAGCAGGAGCAGCAGCACCACCAAACATACCACCCCCAGCTAACATAGTTAGTAAATTGCCAGTAGTAATTTGCTCTTGCAGTGCTTGTTGCTCTTCACCGTACACTCTTTCAAAGTCAGCTTGACGTGTCAGTATTTCTTCACGTTCTTCTTCTGCCAAGCCTAACCGTGTAGTAACACTGTCTCTAAACTGACCAAACGCTTCAGCCTGACTAATCTGTCCTTGCTGTAGACCAACTAGGTTTACATTAAATTCTTCCTGCAGATCAGCAAGAGACAAACCTAGTTCAGCAAACCGTTGTTGACTGTCTGCACTAAGAGCTTCTACCTGACCACCAACACTGATTATCTCTTGAGCTAGTGCTAAACGGTCTTGTTGTGCTTGACCAAACTGCTCTGTTGTGTACTGCTGGTAAGCATCAAATGCTTCTTGTTGTGTTATCTGCCCTTGACGTAATGCCTCAATGTTTACGTTAGTACCAGAAAACAGTTCTTCTATGCTTTGGTCCTGCTGTTGGAACCGTAGCATCATGTCGTCACTAAGCTGAGTTACGTCACCACCGACAGCTATGATTGCTTGTTGTAGCTCCTGACGCTCTTCCTGCGCCGTGGTAAACTGTTGTCCTATAGACGTACGCAGTTGGTCTAGTGCTTCTTCCTGCGTTATCTGTCCTGCTTGTAGTGCTTCAATGTCAACACCTACGCCAGCAAACAGATCAGAAATAGTACCGCCAAAGTCTGCAAACATTTGTTGCATGTCAGCGCTTAGCTGTGTAATGTCACCGTTAGCCGCAATAATAGCTTGCTGTAGTTGTTGACGTTCAGTCGCTGCAAGTTCAAACTGCTCTGAAGTAAACGACTCAAACTCATCAAAACGTCCTGCTACGTCTTCTTGCAAAGATATTAGATCAGTGCCTAGCATCTCTAGTTCAGCACTAAGTCCACCTTCTACTGCTGCAAGAGATTGAATTATAGAAGCCTCAAGTCCTGTAATACTAGCTAGGAACTCTGCTTCTTGATCGCTAAACTGTGTAGCAATACCGTTGATAGCGTCATCAAAGCGTTGATTAAGGTCAGCAAACTGTCCACTAACGTCTGTCTGGAAGAGAGCAAAGGTGTCTGCAAACTCATCAAAACGTCCTGAGAAGTCTGCTCTAATACTATCTAAGTCTTCACCTAAGCCTAACAGTTCATCTCTTAAGGCGCCTTCTGTAGCCGCTAACTGTTGGAATACAGAGGTTTCTAAACCAAGTAGATCAGCAGCAAACGCAGCTTCTTGCTCTGTAAACTG